ACGCGTCAAAGAGTTCGCGGGGCGGGGCGTCTTGGAGTTGAACCGAGCCGGGAGGACTAGCCGAGGACAGGCTCGGAACGGCTGCTGATCGCCGGGTTGAGGCGCTCGCCGCCCGCTACGGATTGACCCTATGACCGGACCTAACCTCTTCGGCGTTGACCTCTTCGGCAACCCGATCCGCCCCGCTTCCCGCTCGCCTATGGGCGCCCGGTTCATCGTGCCGCCGTTCAGTGTGCTCGACGCCCGACAGGGGGAGTGGCAGGAACGCAAGCGGGCTTGGATCGGGATGGGGATCGCTTCGGAGGAGGGGCGTGACGTACACCTTTCAGGATCGCAAATGCCAGCGGCGACGCTCGGCGCGGACGGGCGAACGATTCGCGGAGACGGCGCAGGACGGGTTGGGGACAACGGATCCACGATCTTCGACCCAGTGGTCTGCGAACTTGCCTATCGGTGGTTTGCGCCGCCCGGGGGGCTGATCCTCGACCCCTTCGCCGGGGGCAGCGTGCGCGGGATCGTCGCCGGGGCGCTCGGGAGGGCCTATCTCGGCGTTGACCTCCGGGCGGAGCAGATCGCCGCGAACGAGCGTCAGCGCGAAGACCTCGCCCACGAACTGAGCGCCCCGGTGGAGTGGGCTTGCGCCGATAGCGCGACGTTGCCCGCCGTGCTCGCCGGGCGCCGCGCTGACTTCGTGTTCTCTTGCCCGCCCTATGCCGACCTTGAGCGGTATAGCGACGACCCGCGCGACCTCTCCACGCTCGACTATGGCGCCTTCTGCACCGCCTACCGGGCGATTATTGCCCACGCCGTCGAGGCGCTCAAGCCCGATCGCTTCGCCTGCTTCGTCGTCGGCGACCTCCGCGATCCCAAGGGGCTCTATCGGAACTTCCCCGGCGAGACGATCGCAGCTTTTGAGGCGGCAGGTGCCCGGCTCTACAACGAGGCGATCCTTGTGACCGCCGTGGGCTCGCTCTCTCTGCGCGTCGGCAAGCCATTTCTCAGCGCCCGCAAGTTAGGTAAGACCCACCAAAACGTCCTCGTCTTCGTGAAGGGCGACCCGAAGCGCGCCGCCGCCGCGTGCGAGGTCATGGACGGTTGAACGTCCGCCCCGGTCACAAATCGTCGTCATCGTACTTTCTTACGGGGGCGCTCGGCGCTATGCTGAGAGCCCCCTACCGGAGTCCTTCGTGCTCACGATCCTCGTTCTGATCCTGCCCTTCATCCTGCCCGACCTCGACATCGACAGCGACGGGTTCATGGCGGCAGGCGCGGGACTGGCAGGTGCCGCTCGAGCACTGCCCGTGGGCGACGGGGCGGCGCGACATGGTCGAGCTCTACGGCGAGACGGCGGACTTTCACGGGCTCGCGACCTGCCCCTGGTGCCACGGGTGGGCGGAGCGCGAGCTCGGGCTCTACCGCGAGGCGTGCCGGAGGGGGACGGCGTGACGGGCGCGGAGGCGACGCTGCGGGCGGGCTTGCGCGCGGTCTACGGCTTCACCACCTCGCGCGAAGAGGCGATCGCGGCGCACGCTCACCGGCTCGGCATGGGGCAGGTGGTGGCGGCGCTCGAAAAGCGGGAGGCGCTCGCGCGCGGTCACGGGGGCATGAACGAAGCGGCCACGCTCGGCTACGTGCTGCGGAGCGTGCGCGAGGAGCTTGGGCTGTGAGACGGAATCCCGAGTCGGCGGCTGCTGAGGCGCGGCGGCAGGCGAAGCTGGCGCGGGCGGAGACGCTCGAGCGGATCCTCCGTTGGCACCTCAAGGCGGCCGGGCTCGACGACGGGCTCGAGGAGCAGGTGCGGTTCGATCCGGTGCGCCGCTGGCGGTTTGACTTCGCGTGGCCGGCGGAGCGGCTCGCGGTCGAGGTCGACGGCGGCCTCTGGATCCGCGGCCGACACTCGCGGCCGATCGGCCAGCGGGCCGACATGGAAAAGCGGAACGAGGCGGTGCTCGCCGGCTGGCGCGTGCTCCGGGTGACGCGGGAGCACCTCCGCTCGGGCGAGGCGCTCGCGTGGATTGCTCGAGCTCGCGGCCGGGAGTTTCGGAAGGTGGCTTCGGTGGCGGGCGCTACGCTCCCAGCGTGGCGAGAGCTCCGAACCGCCCGTGCGGGCACGCGGGCTGCCCGCGCCTTGCGGCCGACGGCTGGTGCGCCGAGCACCGCGCCGAGCGGCACCGTCGAGCCGACCGCGAGCGCCCCGGCACGGCGGCGCGCGGCTACGGCGCGGACCATCGGCGCTGGCGCGCGGCGATCCTAGCGCGCGATCCGATCTGTCGAGCCTGCAGCCGGGCGCCGGCGACGGTGGCCGATCACGTGACGCCGCTCCGCGCTGGCGGCGGCTGGGAGCTCGCCAACGGGCAAGGGCTCTGCCGGGCGTGTCACAACGCGAAGACGGCCGGCGAGCGCGGGGGTAGGGGGGGCGGAATCTCTGCAACCGGGGGCTTCGTGACCGGCGCTCGGACGCGTAGGGGCGGCCGCAAAATGAAACGGGAAAAAGGGGCGGGGTGATGGCTGGCCGACGGCCGACGCCAACGGCGCTGAAGGTGCTGCGCGGCAATCCTGGCAAGCGGGCGCTTCCGAAGGGCGAGCCGAAGCCGCGGGTGGTCGCTCCGCCACCTCCGCGCGGACTCCGGAAGGATGCGGCGGCGATGTGGCGCCGGCTGGTTCCGGTGCTCGCGGAGCTCCGGGTGCTCACGGTCGCCGACCTCGCGGCGCTGGAGCTCACGTGCTCGGCGTGGGCGGATATGGCCGAGGCGCAGGCGGCGATCGACGCCGCGGGCGGCGCTTGGTACACGACGATCAACGACGCGGGCTCGGAAATGGTGCGCGCGCATCCGGCGCTCGCGGAGCGGGCGGACGCGTGGCGGCGGTTCAAGGTGGGGCTGGTGGAGTTCGGCTTGACGCCGGCGGCGCGGGCGAAGGTGGCGCCGGCGGAGGCGGAGGCGGCCGACCCGCTCGAGGAGTTCCTCGGGCCGCGGGGGCTGGTGAAGTGAGCTCGAGCCGGATTGCGGCGCGGCGGGCGCGGGCGGTGGAGTCGCTCCGGACGGCGGCGGAGGCTATCGGGCCGGTTGAGGCGGGGCTCTCGGTGTTCGCGGTGACGCGCGGGCAATGGTCAATGATTGATGCAATTCGCTACCTCGCGGCGCAGGTGGCGCCGGCCGACGTGTCGGTGTGGACATGGTGCATCGCCGATTATGAGGCGGAGTGCTTCGAGGGGCTGATGGCGGACGGGGCGATCGGCTCGGCGCTGCTGGTCATAGATCAATCCGGCGCGCGGCGGACTCCGGAGCTCGTGGGCCGGTGGCAGGCGCGGTTCGGGCCGGAGTCGGTGCGAATCTGTCTAAACCACGCGAAGCTGTCGCGGATCGCGGGCCGAGGGCTCCGGATGCTCGCGCGCGGGAGCATGAATCTCAATGCGAACCCGCGATTCGAGCAGTTCGATTTGACGGAAGGGGGGCCGGAGTTCGGTCTGGTGGCGGAGCTCGAGGCGTCGCTGCCGGTGCTCGGTCCGGTTTGGTCGCATCGGGAGGCGGTCGAGGCGTCGGGGGTGGCGCAGGCGTGGCCGGCCGGCGAGCTCCGGCGCTTCGAGGCCGGCAAGGTGTGGGCGAAGTGACGGCGCCGCGGCGCAATGGCAAAGCGGCCGAGCCGAAGCGGCCGAGCTCGCGGGCGGAGGCAATCGCGGCGCTTCGCGCCGCGGGGGTGTCGGCGGACGTGGCGGAGCTCTACGCGGACGCGTGGGTCGAGTGGCGGGAGGCGGTCGATAACATCGCGGCGCACGGTTCGATCGTGGCGCATCCGCGGACGGGGGCGCCGATTGAAAATCCCTATCTTAAGGTGAGGGACCGGGCGTTCGATCGGCTCGAGCGGATGCGCCGGTGGCGGGTGCCGGTGGCGGTGCTCTGGTGACGCGGCCGACGCGGGCGAAGGGCGGTCGCAAGCCGGCGAAGGGCGGTCGCAAGGCGGTGAAAGCGACGCGGCGCAAGGCGCCGGCGGTGCCGCGGCGGGTGGTGCCGGCGTGGGAGAGCTACGCGGAGGCGGTGGCGACGGAGCGCGAGCCGGCATCGCGGTTCGTTCGGTTGGCGGCGGAGCGGTTCCTCGGCGAGCTTTCGCGGTGGGGCACGAAGCCGGGGCGGGCGTACCGATTCGACGAGGCCGAGGCGTCGCGGGTGGTGCGCGCCTTTCCGGCGCTCTTCCGCCATCACAAGGGCGAGTGGGCCGGGCGGGCTTTCGAGCTCGAGGCCTGGCAGCAGTTCCTCGTGGCGCAGGTCTTCGGCTGGCGCATGAAGGATGGCCGGCGCCGGTTCCGGAAGGCTTACGTCGAGGTGCCGCGCAAGAACGGCAAGAGTCAGATCGCGGCCGGTGTCGGGCTCGTGCTCCTGGTCGCCGACGGAGAGCCGGGGGCCGAGGTCTACTCCGCGGCCACGAAGAGAGACCAGGCGCTCATTACCCATGACGAAGCGACGCGCATGGTCAAGAGCTCGCCGGCGCTGGCGCGGCGCGTGGGGGCGTTCCGGCACAACCTACACGTGACGGCGACGCATTCGAAGTTCGAACCCCTGAGCGCTGACTTCAATACATTGGATGGCCTCAACCCTCACGGGGTCATTGTCGACGAGCTGCATGCTCACCGGTCGCGCGACCTCCTCGACGTGCTCGAGACGGCGATGGGCGCGCGCCGGCAACCGCTCCTCTTCCTGATCACGACGGCCGGCCACGGTCGGGCCTCGGTGTGCTGGGAGCTCCACGAGTACGGCCGGCAGGTGCTCGAGGGCACGGTCGAGGATCCTTCCTTCTTGGCCTACATCGCCGGGGCGGACGCGGGCGACGATTGGACGGAGCCGGCGACGTGGCGCAAGGCGAATCCGAACCTCGGCGTGAGCGTGAAAGAGGACTACCTCCGCCGGGAGTGCGACCAGGCGCGGGCGATCCCTGGGAAGCAAGCGGCGTTCCGGAGGTTACACCTCAACGATTGGACGGAGCAGCGGACCATGTGGCTCCCGCTCGAGGCGTGGGACGCATGCGCCGGGCCGGTCGATCCGGCGGAGCTTGCGGGGCGCCGGTGCTACGTCGGGCTCGACCTCTCAACCTCTCGCGACGTGACGGCGGCGGCGTGCTACTTCCCTCCGGAGGATCCCGACGACGAGACGGAGGGCGGGGTGGTGCTGTCGCAGTTCTGGATCCCGGCCGAAAACGTGCCGGAGCGGGTGCGATCGGATGGCGTGCCGTTCGACGCGTGGATCGATGCGGGCCTGGTGACGGCGACGCCGGGCAACATCGTTGACTATGCGTGGATTCGGGAATGGTTCCACGCGCTGCGGGAGGGGCTCGACCTCGAGGTGGTCGAGGTGGCTTTCGATCCCTGGGGCGCGGTGCAGCTCGCGACGGAGCTGCAGGAGGAGGGGTTTGTGATGGTGCCGATGCGGCAGGGCTTCCAAACGATGGCGCCCGCGTTGCGGGAGCTCGAGCGGCTCGTGCTCGGGCGGCGGCTGGCGCATGGTGGGCACCCGGTCCTTCGCTGGATGGCCGGCAACGTGTCCGTGAAAATGGATCCGGCCGGCAACGCGAAGCCCGACAAGGCCGCATCCGCGGATCGAATCGACGGGATCGTGGCGCTCGCGATGGCGGTGGGGCGGGCCTCGCTCGCGGCGGGAGCTCGGGCGGTCGACCCCGACGAGCTCCTGATGGTGCTCTGATGCGCGGCCTCGAGGCATGGCAGGGGCTCGCCGGGGTGGCGCTGGTGGCGGTTGGTGCGGGGCTGCGGTGGGGGTTGTGGGCGGCGCTGCTCGCGGCGGGGGTGCTGGTGTTCGGGGACTACCTTTCGGGACGGAGGGACGGCCGGTGATACTGCGGGATCTGGTGGAGGCGCGCGGCGGTGTGCTGCCGGGGGCGGCGCCGGCGAACGCGCCGGGGTGGCTCGTCGACCTCTTCGGCGGCGGGAGGCGAACGGGCGCGGGCGTCGACGTGTCGGAGGAGTCGGCGCTCACGTTCTCGGCGGTGTACGGCTGCGTTCGGATTCTGGCCGAGTCGGCGGCGAGCTTGCCGCTCAAGGTCTACCGGCGGGCGGGGGCGCGGGGCAAGGCGACGGCGCGCCAGCATTGGGCCTGGTCGCTTTTGCACGACGCGCCGAATCCGGAAATGACCGCGGTGGTGTGGCGCGAGCTCGGCATGGTGCACGTGCTCACGTGGGGCAACGCGTACTCGCGGATCGAGTGGGCCGGCGACGGATCGGCGCGGGCGGTGTGGCCGATCCACCCGTCACGCGTCACGGTGAAGCGGTCGGCCGGCGGTTCGGTGTTCTATGAGGTGCGGCCGGATCCGGCAACGGATCCTCCGGGGGGGCACCCGGCGATCCTCGAGCCGGCGGACGTGCTACACGTGCCGGCGCTGGGCTGGAATGGCCTGGTGGGGCTCTCGCCGGTGCGGCTCGCGCGGGAGGCCGTGGGGCTCGGGCAGGCGGCCGAGGCGTTCGGGTCGGGATTCTTCGGCAACGGCGCGCGGCCGGGCGGCGTGCTCTCCGTCAACCAGGCGCTCGACCCGAAGGCGCGAGCGAAGATCGCCGAAGCGTGGGAGGCCGCCCACCAGGGCGTCGAGCGGGCCGGGCGGGTGGCGGTGCTCGGGCTGGGGGCGAGTTTCACGGCAACGACGATCCCGCCCGAAGACGCGCAGTTTCTCGAGACGAGGCGCTTTCAGGTGTCGGAGGTCGCGCGGATCTTCCGGGTGCCGCCGCATATGCTGGCCGACCTCGAGCGGGCGACGTTCAGTAACATTGAGCACCTCGGCCTCGAGTTCGTGATGCACTCTCTCCGGCCGTGGCTTGTGCGCTGGGAGCAGGAAATCAACCGGAAGCTCTTCGGCACCTCCGGCACGGCGGGGCTCTACGCGGAGCACGCGGTCGACGGGCTGCTGCGGGGCGACCAGGCGAGCCGGTTTGCGGCCTACGCGGTGGGGCGCCAGTGGGGATGGCTCTCGGCCGACGACGTGCGCGAGCTCGAGAACCTTGCGCCGCTGCCGGACGGAGCCGGCGCGGTCTACCTGACGCCGTTGAACATGGTGCCGGTGGTCGGGCGGGCCTGGTCGCCGGCGCAGGTGACGCCGACGGAGGCGGAGCCGGAGCCGACCCCGGAACCGGCGCCGGACGCCGGGCCGGAGGTCAACGCGCGGGCCGAGCTGCGCCGGGCGTGCGGGGCGATGGTGCGGGCGGTCTACGCGCGCTTCGCGCGGCGGGAGCAGAAAGCGCTCGCGCGGCTGGCGGC